TGTCAATTATGGCTGTTTTGATCTGTTCCAGACCTTTTTTTATCGCATCAAACCGATACTGATAATCTCCAAGTCCGTCCCAGAAGCCATCCATAAATGCATCTTTCAGTTCTTTCAGATAGTCCAAAACCGGGAGCATCTTTTCCTTGAGCTTGTCCCACCAGTCCAACATTTTCTCATCCACCGGCACTTCCTCGAACATATCTTTCGGCTGCGTGCCGGATGCTCCGCCTCCGGATGAATCCTGCTTCTGGAGCACATCCAGATCATCAAACTTTGCCAACGCCCCAACTGCCTTTTTTGCGGCTGATCCAGTTTTATTTAAAGAACTGTTATACGAATCCTGAATCTGTTTTGCCCGCACAAACGTATTCTTGCCACCAAGAATTGCAAAGAACTGACCGATATAGCTGATCGCCTTTGCAATCGCATTGATCAGCTGCGTCAGCCACGGAATCACCATCGAAACGATCGGCGCAAACGCTGCCGCAAATGAATTTCCTAGCGTCGACATCGCATTTTTCAAGGACTGCACCGTGTTGGCATACTCATTTGAATATCCCATCAGGTTTGCAAAGCCTGTTTTCATTCCTGCTATCATGGCATTGAACGCTTTGGATATCCAGTTGAAGATCAACAGGGACAGCATAATTCCTTTCAATCTGCTCGCCATCGTGGAAAACAGAGAACCAGTTTTCTTCGTACCCTGATTCATCTTCTGGTATGTTTTCTTACTTTCTTCCCCGATCTGCTGGATTCCTCTTTTCAAATCCAACTGCTTCTGACCGGTGTCCATCAGCTGCG